CCATAAACTTGCCGTCTTTCTCTGTGTAAGTGGTGTCGACACCAAAGTTTTTATATATCTTACTCATTAGAAAAAGTTCAGTTTGTTAATGTTTTTATTTTTCTTTTTAAATAAATCGCCAGTGGCTTCGTCAATTTTTCTATCTAATGCGTTAGTAAGTAAATTACTAAAGAAGCCTCTTTGTGTAGTTTCTCCGCCTGTTCGTAATAGTGCCGCGGCTTGGGGGTCAGATCGATTAACGTCTCTGCCTGCGGCATGTAATTGGTTTTCTGTCTGAGTCATATTTGATTGTTCTAATCCTAAGAAGGATCGGACCAACCCTTTAACTTTATCTTGTGATGGATCGAAAACAGTAGACTTAGTATAATCCTCTAATAACGATTCTAAGTGATCGTCACCAATGCCCGAGTAATTATCTTCTGCTTCATTTCCTTTGTATTTGAAATTTAATTTAGGACCATATTCTAGTTTTTCATATTCGATATTAAATGTTATTTCACTCGGAACTCCGGAACTAGCATAATCTAGTTGTGTTGATTCAGCCGATGTTAGTACTGGATTTAGTGCCGATGTTCTAGTTACATACTCACCGTGTATTTGAAATACATGTATTGCTTTAAAGTAGTTTCGTTGAGCGTTTGAATGGATATCCGGGCCAGCACGTTCAGAATCAAATGCTGTACTACTACTATTAGTGACTGAGCCAAGTTTTACCGTATCTGCTACAACATCAACATGATCAGTAGCGGAATGAAGCGATTTATCTGGTCTTCTACCTTCCATAAAATGATAGTTATAGTAATGTTGCCATAACCCAAACCATCTACTTTCGATGTCGTCATATACTGTCATCGTGAATGGTTTAAAGTTTTTAGTTAATATTACTGGTTTTAATTTGTTATACTGATTTCGCTTTTCAACAGTTATATCAACACTTGGCATGTCTATTGCACGTACCAGTGATGAATAATGATATATGTCACTGGGCATGTGTAGTTGATTGCTGATAGGATTGTTCAGTTCAAAATATGTTACGAACTGAAACGGTAAACGTGGCGGTCTACCGGTCTTAAAACTGCCGTATTGTCTACTAGCATGTCTAGGACCGGCCTGATATACGCCTTGCTGAACTTGTCCGCCAACGATCTCTTTCCAGAATTTCCCCATGGGTACTCCTCAACTACCTACGACTAAACCGTGGTAGATGTGCCAGTGCCGAGTGGTGAAATTAATGGGAATGGATCACCTGCCGCAACTTTACCACCTAATGTGTTTGGACCTGCTACATGTACAGCATTGTCATATCTTAATGATAAGTCAATGTTTACAATTTCACTTTGATCATAACTATGATCGCTGTAATTAACTTCTTGTAGCATACAACCTTCAAGTTCCCACTGTTCAGTAGGTTCTGCGTTTGTACCGTCTAGCACTTGAATAACTGCATCAAACTTATAATCGCCACCGCTAACTGCTGTGGTTTGTTCGAAGTGGTTAAACTGTCTTTGTATTTGTTGTCCGACTAATGCGGCAACAGAGTTTGTGATATCGTCACGTAAAGATAGGCTGATTGCATTCCATTCATGTTTACCTGCTATGTAGGCTCTAGAGTTATAACTATGAATTACAACTTCTTCCATTGAAAAAGTTGGTCTAGTTACACTGACCACATTTTGGGTTAGTTCGTCTGTTCTTCCACCAGCACCAAAACCTGTTAAGATTACACGGAATCTATATTTGAGTTTAGGTTGTAGAATACCTAGTCGACTACCTTCTATCGGTACACCGAATTTATCTTTTGTTACTGCCATTTGCTTTACTCCTAATTAAGTATTACTCTCAATCTATATGTTTATTTATCATTTTCTGGCCAAAAATAAAGGGCGGGTAAAAACCGCCCTTTATTATAATCAAATTAAGTTTAACTTGAACCTGTTTGTCCGAGTGTTGACTGAATTCTAATCGGAATATAAATAAACTCAACTGCTTTAGTTGGTTGTATTGCTATATCCAAGTATAGTTCGTTTCTGTCAATCCTTGCGGCAGTATTGTTTGTAGTATCGCAAACACTAATATAGTCAAATAGACCTCTTAATGTTACAAGTTCTGACAACAATGAGTCAGCAACTCTTTTAACACCACTTCTAGTAATACCGTCGTTTGGCTCAAACAAGAAAGGCTTAACTGATAGATCTAATTGATATCTAATATAGTTAATTAATCTTGCTACGTTAATTCTATCTAAAGCACTTGCTGTAGGGTTAAGAGTCTTTTGACCAAACACTACCAAGCCTCTTCCTGGGAAGTTAGCAATTGGATTTACTTTGTTTGAATATAAAGTATCTCTTTGACCTTCGTTCAATGATACAGGCTTAAATTCATTTTCAGTTGAATCTAAATAACCTACTGATGTAGCATTTTGAACAAGTCCTCTTTGATAACCTGCTGGAGCAAACCATTGATAAGCCACGTTGTCATTGAATGCCATAGTTCTTAAAGCAATATGACTAGCAGGTACCATTACGTTTGTGCCGTCTAGGTTAGTTGTTAATCCTGAAGGATAATGTACTGATACATACGGGTTAGATGATATTAAACCATCGTCGCCATTTTCACTAGCATTGTTGGAGTTCTTGGCCCACGCACTAATCGAAGTTGCGTCTGATTTAAGCCTAAGAGGTGAGTCACCAACGATGAATGCTACTTCTTTCTTATCAGTATTTAAAGTTATCATTTCGTCGATTAATTCAGGATATCCAGGAGTTGAAATTAAGTTAAAGAAATTAACTTCACTTCTAATATCTTCATTAGCCGCGATAGCACTTTGTACTGAGTTTACAATAACTTTTCTTTGTGCTTTTCTGCCCATGTAAGGTGCTCCGTCAGTTTTATTACCTGAATGATCAACCCATACATTACCGTGATTTACGCCACTAGTAGTATAATTAATTTTATACTGCTTAACGTTTTTGCCTGAACCACGTTTGTTCCATGCTAGAATGTTGTTAGGAATAGTTGCCGCCAATGGCGCATCTGTATCCAATGCCGCTGATGTAGTAGCAGTTACAGGTCCCATATCTTTAAATATGATTCCGTCACTTGTTACTTGATCAGTACTGTCAACTAAAACCCAAGCACTGGATTTTCTTTTGTATACTTTTGGATAGTCTTCTAACGCATCTGAATCAACCCAAACATCGCCGTCAACTAATGAACCGCCATCACTTTGAATTGATGGTTCGCTTGCCGCTACGTTTACGTCATAATCTGCTGAGTAAAGTGTCCAAGTTTGAGTTCCAGCAACATTCTTGTTGTACCATAAGTTAACAGTTGTACTGTCATGATACCATAATGTTCCGTCAGTTAAGTCACCTATTGGTGCTGTTGAACCAAAACTATAGTTTGCTGTAGAAACATCTTTAACTGGTTTCCAGTTACTATATGTTCCTGCTGTAATGTTTACATTAGTAGGACCGTATCCACTAACTGTACCTGCTCTAACTCTTACATCTTTACCAGATGTGTCAGTGATTGTTAGTTTGTTACTAACATTGGAAGCAGTAACAGTCGACGCACCTGCGGAACTTAATGCCGCGTTAATGTCTTTGACATAGTCATCTACTATTGCTTTACCGTTATCGGACTCGGTTGTAAACGTAACGTTAATATTAGCACCTTGGTTTAAGTTTAATACTAAACTTACTAGACCACTGTGTGCTGTAACGTCTGCGTTTGCACTAATTGCTGTTCCTTGAACTTGATTACTTGAAGCACCATTGTGCCTTTTAATACTGAACTTACCGTTAATATCAGCGTCGTCATTATCTGGATCAAATTCAACGATTAGATCTCCGTCTACTGGATTGGCTGTTACCGCATACGCCGCCGCTGTGTTGGCAAATGCTTCTGCTGTACTAGTTGTCCAAGACTTAGTTGTTGAGTTATAACTTTTAACACCGTATTTAAGTCCACTTGCTAATGATGTTGTTTGAACAATCAAATCACCGTTTGCTAATGCGCCGGAGTCAGCCTGTAATACAGGTCTGTTTAAGTGAGTACAAACTTGGAAATCTTTTCCAACTACGTTTGTGAAACTTGATGCTAAAGTTGTCATATCATACCAAGTACTTGAATACTTGTAATAGTATGTTATGTTTGCAATGGCGTTACCACTGCTGTCAACTCCTAATACTGCGATGTCGCCATCTTTACCTACTGAGTTCTTAGGTGCCCCACCAGCCGCTACATCGTCTTTTGTGAAAATGTAAGGTGATGCGAATTCTTCGTATTTTGAAGTAGACGTGTTATATTTAAAAATACCCCACTTGGTTGCTGAACTATCTAACCATACTGTTCCGTTTGCTGGAGCAGGACTTGGAGCACTTGCTAAAGGTTTTAATTCGTTAAGATCAACATTCGCTCTAAGAACGTATGCTCTTGAAGCCAATCCTAAGAAACTATGTGCCGCTAGTAAGCCATACTCGTTAAGTTCGTTGCCATGTGAAGGTGTTCCGCCCGTACTGTAAAAAGTTGGGTTTCCGTACTGTTGTAGAAGTTCTCTTTGACTTGTAATGAGTTTAACTTCGCTCGCCTCTGCTAACTTAGTAAAACCGGCTATGCCGCTACCATCAGGATTTGTTTTATCTTGATGTGTTGCCAATATAATCAAAGGTACTGTACCAGGTCCGCCGGGACTATAAAAACTTTCGTCTGATACGGTGATATCTACACCTGGTGATACTAATGTTGCCATAATATTCTCCTATTATACCTTATTTGGTTAACAGTATTTATGAATATTTTGTATATTTGCGGTATTATAGAAATGTCAAATCATCTAAAATTGCTTAAGATGATAAATAAGTCTCTAAACTAATTCGAGACCGTTATCGTTGAATATCTGCGGTTTTTGTGGAAGTTTGTCTAATAATACGTCTAGGTTAGCATATAATTCTTCTAGTGTGCCGTTATTATTAACAGTAAAGTCTATGTCGGCGCCTATCCAATCGTATTCACTTGAATGAACATCTTTAAAATCTCTACTCATTATGTGTTTTGCTACAGCATCACCATTGTTGGCCGCTAATGCTATGTCGTACCATTCTGGTTTTTCATCACGTTGTACCAGTATAGTTGTTCCGCCTACACGTTTGATTAGGTCTAATTCGTTTTTAAATCTAACATCACTAATCACAACACACTCGTTTTGATTATGTAATTTTTTTACTCTGTATTCTAAACTGTTTAACCAAATGTCTTGATTAAAATGATCACGCATTACATCTGTGCCGATTAACTGTAATGCCAATCTGGGTGTAAAATTTGATATGTTAAGTTTTTTGCTCCAGTATAGATCTATACCTTCTCTGAATTCTCTGCTTTCGTCAGTCTCGCCTTCCAGCAATTCTCTATCCCAACCAAACACACTAGTACATAAGTCTTTTATTGGTCCTGCGAATGATGTTGGTATACAGCCTTTGGTTGCTAAATATTGTGCTACGGTATTTTTACCCGAGCCTATATTACCTAATATCCCTATTGTATTCATTTATCCTATTATAAAGCCGTAATTTCTATTGCCTTCTTCCATATTAATTATAGAAACTAACAGTCTTTCTTTTTCAGAAGCGGCCTCTTGCTTTAGAGCCTCGCCATTTAACTGTACAGCACCGCCTGGTCCAGGTAAGCCTGAAGAATATTTACTTCTTGCTTCACCTAACATCATTTTTGCTTCTGCTAATGCCCAATCGGCCATCCACGGTCTTGTATATTCATTCTGAATTAGACTTTGTTCAGGTACTAAGTTGGATACTTGCATCATTATATCTTCTGCTACTGATATCTTTCTTAATATTTTTAATACTTTGGTATTAGAGTTGAAAGTGAAGTCGTATTCTCCACCAAATATTCTGTTGAGTGTTTCTTTATACTGCGTAAATGCGTCATAGTTTGCTAATCCGCCTACAACACCTGCGTTAATTAAGTATGTATTTTGAAAAGCAACGTCAAATGGATCAAAGTTTGTACCTGTTCCGATATTGCCGCCACCAACACCTCTACGATAAATGCGTCGAATGTTTAATACTTCATTGGGTAATGTATATTCTTGCGTATCAACCTGTGTACCGAGGAAAGCATAACTCTCTTCAACAGCAGAATCACTTCTACTTCTTAAAGTTTGTATTGCTCTGTCTATAGCAAGGTTATAATGTTCTGGATCTAACTCCACATCTATCATGCCATCGCCTAAACGAAGTTTGATTTCAGTTATTAATTTATCTCTAGGGGTTTCAGTTGCACTCATATTAACTATTTATCAAAAAGTCTTAAGTATAATAGTATGCTCATTGAATCTACCGTTCATTTTAGTAGGTGTCGTAGATAACTCTTCAAACGACTTTTTACATTTCTGTTTTCCTGCTTCAAATAGTTTAAGCATTTCTGCTGGCTTTCTTAATGTTTTTTGTACACTTTCTTTTTCGTTATAATCTTGTAATGTTGTACCTTTAACCATAATGCCTGAACCCGGTCTGGCTAATCCTTTTGGATCTATATCTTTTGCTTTATACACACCAATCTTTCTAGTTTTAGTATTGTATATCCAAACTTCGTTAGCATACACTACATCAGTTGGTGGTAAACTTGCTAATCCAAATTGCGGATCATTTACTTGAAACTTTAATTTCTTCACTATAATGTCCTTAGACCGTGCCTTAGGCTTACGAGCTTTGCGTGTAGTCGCTTTTGTTTTAATAATGGTATCACAAGCAGTATTAATTGTTTCGTAGTACTGTACGAAGGCTTTACGCATTTTAACGTCAAAGTGTTCGTATGCTTCTTTGAGGTCTTCGTCTTTCCATTCTAGTACTTCTAATGCTTCAACATATCCAGGAGCAAACTCATCTTTAATAATTTTAGCATGTGGTCCTTTTATTTCTGGCTGATATGATACCATAACTTTATAAGGATCAAACTCTTTGATAGATTTTTCACCGTCTACCATATCATCTAAGAAGCCTTCAAGGTCGCCGCATAAATCAGCAACTTGTTCTTTCATACGTTCTTGTATGCTGATAACTTTTTTAGGTGCCTTTTCTGCTTTAGCAATTTTTTCTTCAATAACTTTACTGCCTTGTACAAGCCACTCAGCCTTTCTCTTCTCTAAATGCTCTAAAATATTATTAGGAATAAAATTAAGTTTTTTCCAAGAGTAAATAGTGGTACTTGTAGGTCCAAATGCCCAGTCGGGCGCCTTAAGTATTGTCACTATATCCATCTTGTCCCAGCCGGATTCGTCTTTAACCCATTTTCTGGTTAATGCGATCTTGTCTTTGTCTTTTATTTCAGTTCTCACAAAGTACTGAACATCCTGGTATGCTTTGTTCATTGCATCCTGATCTGTTGTTCCTTCGTACTTCTTCCAATCCGGCTCCGGAGTGAAGTAAACTGTTTTTGTTTTTCGTTTAGCCATACCAATAATTACTCACTTTTAAAGACTATATATAATTTTTCTGGCAAAAAGGGGGTCAAATAGATTAAATTTTTCTCTCAACTACCATTCTTACTATTAATTCCATGTCGTCGTTTAGGTACTGCCAAACGATGTCTTCACTGTCTTTAAGTAAGAATTTATCTCTGGCAAAGATAAGGGTGCCTATCATTGCTTCTTGAGATGCGTCTTTTTTACCTTCGCGTTTGCCAATGTAGTATGCGTTCAACGAACACCCTACAAGTACAAGTACTAATGTTACTATTTCATATATTTCCATAAACAGTATAATAGCAAATTTCTTATCCGTTGTCAATCTGATAAATACACTTATGCCAAGAATAAGTTTATGGAACCCGGTAAAAAGAAACGACTACAAGTTTGTCGACGGTATTGTTGCGGAGAATATATACGCAGGCGGTACTGGTGTTAATGTACACAAATACATAGGTGTACACGATCAAGGCGATACAAAAGACTTTACAAAACCACAAGAAGGAAACAGTTATGGTTCAGACGGTGATCAAAGATCCGGTGAAACATTTATTCAAGACGTTTTATTCCTAGAGAACAGGGATAGAAAGTACAGCGACGATATTTTTGAACTGCGTGGTGCGTATAATGTAGGCGACAACGACTTTGATATGACACAATTTGGTATGTTTTTATCAAATGATACACTTTTTATGAGTTTCCATATGGATACAATGGTGGAAACACTAGGCAGAAAATTAATGGCAGGCGATGTCATAGAACTACCGCATTTACGCGACGATTTACTATTAGATGATCGTAAAGATGCTGTTAACAGGTTCTATGTAGTAACAGATGCCAGCAGGCCTTCAGAAGGATTTGATCCAAACTGGTGGCCACACATGTGGAGAATTAAATTAGGACCAATATCCGACTCACAAGAGTACAGGGATATTATTGGTTACGGTGACGAAGAGGATGATTTACGAAATATCATTAGTACATACAAAGACGAAATTGATATTTCTGATGCTATAGTACAACAAGCAGAAAACGAAGTACCAAATGATCCGTACTATGCCGATGGGGCACATCTATATGTAGACGAAAATGCTAAAGGAAAACCATTTATTGGTACAATAGAAGGTGCGCCTAACGGTGCTACACTACTTGGTAGCGGTATTTCTTTCCCATTAGCATCAGCAGATGGTGATTATTTCTTAAGAACAGACTTTTCACCAAGTAGAATATTTAAAAAACAAGGTACACGTTGGGTGAAAGTTGCTGATGACAGTAAACAAGTATTCTCTAGTGCTAATAGAATCCTAGATGGGTTTATTAACAATACCGCACAAACAAATAACACAGACAACTCTACTACTAACGAACAAACATACGTTAGTAAAATTGTTAAACCTAAGACGGATAATTAAAGATGCAATATTGGTATGATGAACAAATAAGAAGATATATTCTACAATTTATTAGAATATTTCATGCTTTTAAAGTAGCAGAAGGCGGACGCGATGGTGAAGATATTAGATATAATACTGTACCAGTAAGATACGCTGACCCTAGTAGAATGGTTTCGCATCTACTTAGAGAAAATTCAGAAAACGTAATTAATAGCACACCGTTTATTGGCGTAAGTATTGCCAGTTTGGCATTAGCACGTGATAGAACACAAGATCCGTTCTTTACTGATACTAAGTCAGTAACAGAAAGAAAGTATAACGAAGCAACACAATCATATAGTAATGAACAAGGCAATCAATATACAATTAATAGATACATGCCTGTTCCTTTTAACCTAAGTATGCAAGTCGATATGTGGACACCAAACACAGATACTAAACTGCAACTTATGGAACAAATTTTAGTACTGTTTAATCCTACAATACAACTACAACAAAACACTAATCCATTTGATTGGACACAAATAGTAGAAGTAGAATTAACAGACATACAGTTTAATAATAGAACACTACCGCAGGGAGTGGATGAACAGATTGATGTTTCGACATTAACTTTTCAATTACCTATTTGGATTAATCCGCCTGCTAAAGTTAAACGTCAAAGTATAATACATGAAATACAAACTAATGTGTTTGCTGACTTTAACGGTCAAAATCTAACCGATATAGGTTATGACGAAGACATATACGACTTCTTTAGAAACTTTGACTTAACGTCTAGGGTAATTGTTACCCCAGGTAACTATAGAATACAAGTTGTAGGTGGTGCTATAACGTTGTACGATGAGGCAGGTGTGAACCCACAAAAATGGGCGCCACTGCTAGAAATGTATGACAAAACAGTGCAAGACAGTATTAGTTTACTAAAACTAAAAATTATAGCCGACCTTGATGACGATACTCAGGATATAGCAGGTACTATTGCTATTAATCCAGCAGACGAAACACAATTAGTCTTTAATTTAGATACTGATACATTGCCTGCTTCTTCTATCGGTGACGTGGATAAAATTATAGATCCCACAAAGAACTATCCTGGAGATGGGACTTTACCAGATCTATCATACGGTCAGCGATATCTTATAACCGAGGACTTAGGTGAAGGATACACAAATTGGAGTGTAGTCGCTTCGGCAAATGACATTATAGAATACGGATCAACTGGTTGGACTGTTAGTTTTGACGCTAGTACCAAATCAGACACCGTGGCAACATCAAAGAACTTAAATACTAATAAAGTTTACAGGTGGACAGGAAAACTATGGATGAGCATTTACGAGGGCGAGTACAACCCGGGATATTGGACACTAGTCCTGTAGAACCCTTTAAGGGAATTGTTGGCGTAGGCGCACTATTTCTTTCTACTAAGACTAACAGAGTACTCTTACAGTTCAGAAACAGCGACAAAAGACAGAAACATACTTGGGGATTTTGGGGAGGTATTGTCGAGAGCGGCGAATCTCCGTATGAAGCACTAATTAGAGAAGTAGAGGAAGAGTTAGGCATAGTACCTGATATTAGTAAACTTAATCCAATAGACGTTTATCAAAGCAAAGATAGGAATTTTATGTATTATAGTTTTGTAGCGGTTATAGAAGATGAGTTTTTACCTACATTAAATGGCGAAAGTTGTGGTTATGCGTGGGTAAATATAGGTAACTGGCCCAAACCTTTACACGAAGGTGCCAGAGCAACGTTGCTTTACAATAAAGGTAGAGATAAGTTGCAAACTATATTGGATATACATAAAAACGATGTCGGACATAATTGATTTTAGACTTGTTAGATTTGAATCATTACTTATAAAATTCGCTAAAACTAACGAGATACCTAACGAGTTTCTTGATGGTACCATGGACCTAGAGTACTTGTCTATAAAGTATAAAGGTGCTCTATCAGAATATCACTTAAAAATTGTTTCTAAACTTAAACGCATACTAACTAGCAAGATAAAAAAGAGTGCTAAAAATGTATTAGTATCATTTATGGAAGAATACTATTATTTTTATACCAACCAGTGTACTAAAGAAGAACAATGGTATCATCCTATTGTAATGTCTAAGTACAGAAAAAATATTAATCCTATAAGAGCCCTATACTATGACGTACTAAATTTAATGAGTGCGTATAATCCTGAAAACGAAGTACATCAATTTGTTGTAGATTTATTTTTAGATGCTGAATGGCGTAACAGTATTATATCCTGTATTACTAAAGATATAAGAGTAATTGATAAAATTATTTCAACTTATCATTTTCCATTAGAAAAAATAGGCGAAAAACCATTTGAATTCTTTTACCTTGTTGAACTAAAGAAAGATCTTGTTTCTGCTAGGAGTGTTTTCAGATCAATGGAATACTGGTCACCAGACGAATAATTATTTGTAAAGTTTTCTAGTTTTGCCGTCGAACAGTGGTGCGTATATTTTAACAGGTTCTTGTTTACCTTTAACAGTAACTTCCCCCATCTTAGCAAATGCTATGTCAGGGCATTCCATGTATGTAAATTCAGAAATTAAAATTGGGGTGTCTTCTTGTCGTGTTTGTGCCTCTAATCTAGCACCTAAGTTTACAGCATCGCCTACAACACTATAATCTAATCTAGTTTCAGCACCCATGTTACCCACAATACATGTGCCTGTGTTTACACCAGTACCAAATTTAACTCTAGGCAAGCCACGTTCTTCCATTTCTGCTTCTAGTTCATCGCCTAGCAGTTCAATTTCCATTGCTGTACGGACAGCCATTTCGGCATGATTTTCACAAGGTAGCGGAGCATTCCAAAACGCCATTATACAGTCACCCATGAACTTGTCTATGGTGCCACCATTCTTTAAAACTATTTTTGTCATTTTGTCTAAGAAGCCATTTATAAGTTCTACTAATCCTTCTGGGTCGTCTTCTTTCATATACTTTTCTGATATAGGTGTGAAGCCAACAATGTCAGCAAACATAAAACTCATGTGTTTTCTTTCGCCACCTAGTTTCATTAAACTAGGATCTTTAACTAGCATGTCAACATAGTCTGGTGATATATAAGTACCAAACTGTCCTTTAATTTGTTGACGTAATTTGTATTGTTTATAGAAGTTATTAAATGCTGATTGTGTAAAAACTAAGAATCCACTTAATACAGGATATGTGGCATCTAATAATACTAATTGATTTTGATATAACCACACACTACCATATGCTTCACTACCTAAAATCAGTAGTGAAATAGGTGCTGTCCACAGTAAAGGCAACTTATACACCGCTAAGGCTATTAAAATCATAGTCAACAACGCACACAGAAGCTCTGTAACAGCACTTAACTGGCTACGGGTGATACTAGTACCATCGAGCATGTTTTGTAGCATGTGTGCGTGTATATGCTGTGGATAGAGGCTACCTCTTGCTGTTGGCACAGGGTTGGCAATGCCTTCTGCTGTAACACCTACTATAACAAGTTTGCCTTCAAGGTCTGGAATACTATCTGCTCCTGTATATTCTATTTCAGTAAAATGATTATTGAACCGTATATATGCTGTTCCGTCTGGTTGCGTTACAAAAGGATCAAAGCCTTTTACCATAAACTCTTGTATACCAATTTCGCTTGTTTTAATTTTATAACTTTTTTGTCCATTTTTAACTCGTAACATTTCAATAGCAAAACTAGGATATATTTTACCCTCTACGCCAATTGCTAATGGATACGTTCTTGTGACAAAGTCTGGTTGTGGTGCTGATGCGTTTACGCCTTTACCGTTTACTACACTTTCTAATGTTGATACATTTGTAACAAGATTGCGCCATGTTAGTAAGTAGTTTGTTGCTGGAACTGGACCTATAGTACCAGTGCCAATATGCGGACCAGATGTTTTAATACCTTTTGAACTAGGTGTCTGACTGAGTACATTGTAGTTTATAGGATTGCGTCTTGCTCCGGGTACATTAACTACATTTTGTTTTAATAATCCAGCAAATGATTCATCTCCAGCAAATCTATCTGCTTCAGGAAACATTATAGTCCACCCAAGCACACCGGAGTTTTTAGTGGCTACATCAACTACAAGTTGAGCATAGTATTGACGTGGGAAAGGATATTGGCCGTATGTTGCTAAAGTGTTTTCTCCAAAGTTCAGTAAAACAATATCATTGCTGTGCTTAACTTCGTCTAATTGTTGATACGCATCGAACGTTTGGTTCCGTATATTCTCAACCGGTGTTGGGTCGGCGATTTTTAATATCGTCAAAAGTGCGATGGATATTGCGACAGCATATCCGCTGTATAACCATTTCATAACTGTATTTAGTTATTACTCGACATTTGTTGGATATCCTTTATACCACTCTTTAATGGTATTTACTCTAACATCGCGCCATGCGTCAACGTCTAATCCGTAGCACACAATACTGTCTGGACTAGTGTATTTGCCAATGGTCATTTTTTGTTTAGAAATATCATTATTTAATGTACATGGCATAGTGCGAATTTCACCAGTGCCTACTTTTTC